GCAATTCAGCAGCAACGCAACAAAGGTAAACCTTATAAAAGAGCTTATGCCGTATGGATTGCTTACAATCAACCAAGCGCTAGAAATATTAAACTTGCCAAGCGTAGAGGACGGAGAGAAGCGGCTACAGACGCTAAACGTAGTATCAGCAGACGAGGCGCATAAATACCAAATGGCAAAAGCTGGGGCAGAACCGAAAAAGGAGGCAGCAGGCAATGAAAGAAATTAGAATATGCGAGATAAGGGCAGACGCGGCAGCAGGAGTAGAACAGGCGTTAAGGCTAGAGGGCAGACCGATAGTATACGACCAACCAACCAAGATAAACGACCCGGCAGGGGCTTTTATAGAAGTGATAAGGGCGGGAGCGCTGGAAGGTGCAGACCTGTCCGACGCAAGGCTACTTTACAACCATGATTTAAACAAAGTACCTCTTGCACGCACACCAAAAACAATGCAACTCATTCACGACCCGGCAGGGTTACGCATGATTGCAGATTTACCAGACACGCCGGAGGCAAACAGCGTATATACGGCAGTAAAGCGCGGCGACCTTTCGGGAATGTCTTTTGCCTTTAAAGTGCCGGAGGGTGGGGACAGCTACGACGCAAAGACAAAGACCAGAACTATACACAAAATAGAAAAGGTATATGAAATAAGCGTTGTCCCGTTTCCGGCGTATCCGCAAACCAGCGTAGAAGCACGTTCTGCTATCAGCGGGCAGGCAGAGGCAGAAAAACGACGCAGGGAAGCTATCATAAAGGCAAACAAAATATTGATGAAGAATGTTTAGGGGTGTCCAAATCGGACACCAAGCACAAAAAAATAATGGAGGAAATCACAATGAAATTTAAGACTATCGCAGAGGCATTTAATTATTACCGTAACGCTACCGTAGAGGAAATCGAGCGCAGGGCGGCAGAAATCAAAGGAACGATTGAAACCGACGCAGAGGCAGACATAACAACATTAAATATTGAGCTTTCCGGGTTGGCACAGGCAAAAGAGAACATACAGCAGCAGGCAGCAGGCGGCAACCAGCGCAGCGCGTTCAATCCGATTACAGGCGCAGGAATGAGCTTTGAACGCAGGGCAAGCCATGAGGCGACAGAGGGCGACGTACTGAACAGCGCAGAATACAGAAGCGCGTTTTTTAAGTCACTGCTGGGGCAGAAAATGACAGAATTTGAACAGGCTGCCTATAAAAGAGCTATGGGCGACCAGAGAGCGGACGCTTTCGCAAGCTCTACCAATGCGGCAGCAGTGCTTCCAACACAGACGCTTAACGAAGTAATTAAAAAGGCACGTACAATGGGCGGCATTATGGGAGCGTGCAGAGCTTTCAACATTCCCTCAAAGGTTGCCGTACCGATTGGAACACCAGCAGCAGCGGCAAACTGGCACACAGAAGGGGCAGCAGTCGAGAGCGAAAAGCCAGAAACAACAAGCGTAACATTTGACGGGTACGAAATTATGAAAGTATTTTCTATCAGTGAAAAAGCGCGGAAAATGAGCGTTTCAGCATTTGAGGGATACATGACGCAGGAGCTTAACGCAAGTGTAATGGAATGTATTGCAAATGCCCTTGTAAATGGTACAGGAAGCGGGCAGGGGACAGGGCTTTTAACAGGCATTACATGGGAGAACGGAAAGAACGCCCTCACATTCGGAAAGACAACGGGGCTTAAATATGCGGACGTAGTAAAGACGGTTGCAGCACTGAAAAGAGGATATGCAAACGGCGCAGCGTGGGCTATGAATAACGCCACTCTTTACAACCTGTTTTATGGGCTTGTAGATGCAAACGAGCGCCCTATCTTCATTGCAGACCCTAAAAACGAGGGAATAGGGAAAATCTTAGGTTTCCCTGTGATTATTGATGATTATATTACAGACGAAACCGCTATTTTCGGAAACTTTAACTATATGGGCTACAATATGCCGGAAGGCATCACGGTAGAGGCTTCAAGGGAAAGCAGCTTTAAGAAAGGGCTGATTGACTACAGAGCAATGGCAATCGCAGACTGCAAGCCGATTGTATCAGAGGCATTTGTAAAGCTGACGCGTGCAGCTTCTTAAAGGGGGCTGCGGATATGCTGACAGTAGAGCAGGCACGGGAAATACTGCGGCTGGATACGGCAGACAATGACGCTATCATAGAGGGGTTGTTGTCTGCAATCCCGGACTATATAGAGCTGACAACAGGAGTAACAGCAAAGCAGCAGGAAGGGCAGCCGTTAGCCGATACAGCCGCAAAGTTTATACTGCTGCTATGGTACAACGTGGAGAGAGTGGACGCGGAAAAGATACAGCGGACGATTGACAGCCTACTAAAAACGCTTGCGCTGGTAGCAGTTAATAATACAGCAGACAGCGGGGCAGCAGGAGGCGAAGAGGCAACACAAGAGGACGTAGCAGAACTGTTTAAATGATGTAGCACAGAAAGGAAAGTAAAGATATGGCGAAGGATTTTGCACGCGGCTTTTATGATAGCCCACAATGGAGAAAAACAAGCAAGGCATATCTAAGCAGCAAAAATTATATATGTGAGGATTGCGGCGGGGCGGCGTGCATCGTCCACCATATCAGACATATAGAATCGTGGAACATAAACGACCCAGAAGTAACGCTTAACTGGACAAATCTGAAAGCAGTATGCGAGAAGTGCCACGCACAGGAACACGCACAGGACTACAAGGCTTTTAAAGGGCAGCCTGCAAAGCTGAACGGGATTAGCTTCGACGAGAACGGCGACGCAATAGAAAGCCCTAATGTATTTCTGGTGTGCGGCAGTCCGGGCAGCGGAAAGACAACGTATGTATTGAGGAATAAGCTACCACATGATTTAGTAATTGATTTAGATTATATATGTGCTGCACTCATGGGGGAAAGCGGAGGCGTAAGGCTGGACTTTAGGGCAGTGCTGCCGACAGCATTAGAAGTGCGCAAGCTGCTTTATCAGTGTATACAGCAGAGGCGCGGGAAGTGGGAGCGGGCTTTTGTAGTAACAGCAACAGCAGACGCGCTGGAAATGCGCAGGCTTGCGCAGGAGCTTAACGCAGAGCTGGTGCTAATGGATACGACATTAAAGGAATGTCTGGAACGGATAAGAAACGACCCACAAAGAAACAGAAGCCGCAGGAAATTTGAAAGGCTTGCAATAGAGTGGCACGAAAAATACAGCAAGTCATTAAAAAAACCATTTATACCCCCCAACCTAACGAATTAAAGGGAGGGGAAACACCGGGCGGCAGGCAACCTTTTCTTTCCCCTCTGGGGTTTCGCGTAGAAGGGGGGGGTAAAATGGCAGAATTTAGGAGGGGATAAAATGCCAGCGGGAGAAAATACGGAAAAATTAAAAAATATGCGCAAGCTAAAGCGGCTTTTGAAATTAGTTCCAGCAGACCGCAAGGCGGTTGCAGAAAAACTCATAGCGGAAATTGCTTTTATGGAGGACACGCTAAACGGATTGCGCAGGCACGTAGAAGAAAACGGCGCAATAGACCATTTTAAACAGGGGCAGCAGGAATTTGACCGGGAAAGCCCGGCAGTCAAGACCTATAACACCATGATACAGCGCTATAGCCTTATTTATCGGCAGCTTACAGATATGCTTCCTAAACCCGAACCGACAGACAAGGGCGCTAATGAGTTGCTGGAATTTATAAAAAAGCAGGAGTAGTGCTTGAATTATATTTTAGAATACTGGCAGCAGATAGAAAGCGGAAAAGTCATTGTTTCGGCGCGGGTAAGGAAGCAATACAAAAAGCTGGCTGAAAGGATAAAAAAACCAGAGGGAAGATATATTTTTGACGAAAAACGGGCAAACAGACCTATAGAATTTACTGAAACACTGTGCAAACAGTCGCGCGGCGAATGGGGAGGCAGGAAAATGGAGCTAGAGTTATTTCAAAAGGCTTTCATTTCTGCCCTTTTCGGCTTTATCGACAAAGAAACACGCTTGCGACAGTACCGGGAAACAATGTTTTATATTGGGAGAAAAAACGGAAAGAGTACGCTGCTTGCCTGTATCGCACTTTATATGCTGACGGCAGACCATGAGGCGGGCGCGGAAGTATACAGCGTGGCAACAAAGCGCGACCAAGCCAAAATTATATTTAATGAGGCTTACAACATGGTACAGCAAAGCCCAGCGTTAAGAAAAGCACTAAAAAAGAGAAAAGCAGACCTGTATTTTCCTACTACTTTTTCACGTTTCGAGGCTTTAAGCAAGGACAGTGGAAGCCTTGACGGCTTAAATTCTCATTGTGTCATTATAGACGAGCTGCACGGAATTAAAGACCGTAACCTATACGAAGTTATGAAGCAGTCGCAGAGCGCAAGACAGCAGCCTTTATTGATTATGATAACAACGGCGGGAACAATACGCGAATGTATTTTCGATGATATGTATACATACGCCTGCAATGTAGCAGACGGAATTTTTGAGGACGAAACTTTTTTACCGATATTGTATGAGCTTGACAGCAGGGAGGAATGGACGCGCCCGGAAATGTGGCAGAAAGCAAACCCAGCGCTAGGGACAATAAAGAAGCTGGAGGACTTGCAAAACAAAGTTATAAGGGCGCAAAATAACCCGGTTGACCTAAAGGGCATACTGGTAAAGGATTTTAATATAAGGGACACAATAGGCAACGCGTGGCTTTCTTTGGAGGATATAACCAACAAAGAAACATTCGATTTAGAGCAGTTCCGGGGCTGCTATGCAATAGGCGGCGCTGACCTTTCCAGCTCACGCGACTTAACGTGTGCAACCCTGCTTTTAATTGACAGGGAAACAGAAAAACGATATGTGGCGCAAATGTACTGGATACCAGAGGATAGCATGGAAAGGCGTGTGAACGAAGAGAAGCTGCCATATGATAAATGGTATGAGCGGGGGCTTGTGAGGCTGTGCAAGGGGAACACGATAAACTACAAGGACGTTACGGCGTGGTTTGTGGAAATGGCAAACACATACGGCATATTTCCGGCATGGATATATTACGATAGATGGAGCGCTACGTATTGGGTTGAGGAAATGAAAGCAACAGGGTTTACAGAAATGAAAGGCGTTGCACAGGGAGCAAAAACGCTGTCGCTGCCGATGCAGTTTCTAGGCGCTGATTTACAAGCAAAGAAGATTAACTACAATAACAATCCAGTGCTGCGCTGGTGTCTGTCAAATACTGGCGTACAGGAGGACAGAAACGGGAACATAGTACCGATAAAGAACCAAGCAGCAAAACAGCGAATAGACGGCACAGCGAGTTTGCTAAATGCTTATGTAGGATTGTATGAGCATTACAACGAGTTCATAGAGGCACAATAAAAGGGAGAGGGCACAATGAAGCTGAAAGATAAGAAAATACGTATACTGGCGTATGAAAGTTATACAAATAACAACGGGTTTCCTGTAGAAAAATGGAATGTAATACATGAGGGGAAGTTGTGGGCGTATTATCGCCAGCTTTCCGGGAAAGAGTTTTTTGCAGCGGCAACAGTGAACGCGGAAGAAAACGTATTATTTACCGTAAATTACAGGACAGATATAGAAACAGATATGATTGTAGAGTATGCTGGGGAATATTACCAGATTACACGTATAGACGACCACGAAGGATATAAAACAGACATAGACCTTTATTGTAAGACGAACCCGGAGCAACACCCAGACATAACAGAAGAATAGCAGGAACGGGGGCACAGCATGGACGGAAGAGAGAAAAGGGAAGAACTAGCAGCGAGAATAAAGGCGGGAGAAAAAAGCCTGCTGCCGATGCTCTGGGGGGAGTGCAGAGGCACTGTAATAATAATGGCGGCAAAATACAGGAGCATAATAGAGCAAAATGCTTTTGTTGATATGGAAGATTTTATACAATGCGGCTATTTTGCAATGCTGGAAGCAGTGGAGGAATACAACCCAGAAAAAGGCTATAAATTCACTTCTTACATGACATTCAAATACAAGAAACAAATTTACGAAATGTTCGGGAACGTGCGGGAAGGAGATAAACGCATATTCCCTGCTGCTGCCTCTTCACTAAATATAACATTGGAAAATGACGGACACGAAACGGAGCTTTTAGAAATGCTGGAAGATAAAAGCGCCGGAAGCATAGAAAGCGACTATGAAAAAAAGGAATTGCAGCAGATTGTAAGGGCAGCAGTTGGAAAGTTGCCGGAGCGGGAACGGTATGTAATACAGGAAATATATTTTAATGGACGGGCAAAAACGGAGATAGCAGACGGGCAGCGTTACAAAGACCAGTTCGCAGTTACACGAACAGAAGATAAAGCAATGTACATACTTAGAAAAGACCAGAGTTTACAGGCACTACATAGAGCATATTTCAAGAAAGAACCACGGAAGCAGAATATCTACAAGACTTCGCCGGAAGAGGCGGCAATAGAGGGCGAAAAGTGGGATAAATGGCTAGAAAATATCATGGACGAAATAGGAGGGTTCGAAAATGGGCTTTGAAAAAATGAAGGACAAGGCAGCAGAGGACTTAAAACAGTTTAGAAAGCTGGAAGGAAGCAGCGACCAGACAGAACGACAAAAGGCAGCAGTTATAGAAGCAGCGCTGCGTATGCTTTCGGAAAGGGAAAGGGAAGTGCTGCGGGAGTTCTTTATTGACCGTGAAAAACGATATGCAGGACATAGGGCGAGGCTACAGGCAAAATATGGGCTTTGCCTTTCGGATTTGTACAGATTGAAAAATGATGCGTTGTCAAATTATTGTATGAGTATCATGGCAATAAAGGCAGCAGGAGGCAGCAGGAAATAAAAGAACCGCTTACCCTTTACCGGGCAGGCGGTTTTCTCTTTATCTCTTGCAGACGATACCAAACAGACCATTTACAAATATATAGCGGGGGTGTTCGGATTTTAAATGTTCAGCTAGAAAGCTACGAAACAGAAACGGGGTACTGGTTAGTGCCTATCACAGTCGAGATTTTGAAAGAGGAGTGATTAAACAATGACACTGGGACTGAAAGATTTATATTACGCCGTATGCACAGAGGCAGACGGAGCAGAGAGCTACGGGACACCTAAGAAAATGGCAGAGGCAATGAGCGCTGATTTATCCGTAAAGACAGCAGACGGCAGCTTGTATGCAGACGACACATTAAGCGAGAGCGTCACGGAGTTTGCAAGCGGAACGCTTAAGCTGGGAATTAAAGACCTTACGCCGGAAGTGCTGGCAGAGCTGCTGGGGCAGGCAGTAGATAAGAACAGCGTAGTATGGGCGGGAAAAGAGGACGAGCCGCCGTATGTTGCTGTAGGGTTCAGAGCTAAGAAAACGGGTGGTAAATACCGTTACGTATGGCTGCTTAAAGCAAAATTTAAAGTACCGTCTGAAAAGTACGAAACAAAGGGCGAGAGTATCAAGTTTAACACGCCGGACATTGAGGCATCTTTTACAACAAGAAAGAAAGATAACTTGTGGAAAGCAGACTTTGTGGGAACAGAGGAAAGCGCAGCGGCTAAAACGTGGTTTACAGCAGTGCCGGAAAAGGCAGCAGCAATGGAAAGTGTATAAAACAGGAAAGGAGAGAGGCGTAGCATGGGCTGCGCCTTAATTTTATATCATGGGAGCATTAAAGAGCGGGGCTTTTCCCGTAGAGCTGAACGGCAAAGAATATGGTTTACTTTTTTCGCTGAACGCATTAGACGAAGTGCAGGAAAAGTTTGGGGGCTAC